GACGTTCGAGCAGATGCGACAGGCCATCGAGCGTGCAAAAGCTCAGGCCACCGAGCCTATCGCCTACCTGCCAGCCTACGCAGACCGTGTGCTGATGACCAGCACTGCAAAGCCGCATCGACAGGCCGCGTATGCGTACAACCCACAGATCGCACTCGAAGAAGAAAACCGACGGGTGGCCCGAGAGTGGCTTTCCCAATTTGAACGGACGGAGGCGAAATGAAAGCCAGCGACCGCGAACGATTCATTGATCTGATTTCTTCCGTCATGGCGTATTACGGCAAGAGCGCAAGCCCGTTCGTTTTGTCGGTGTGGTGGTCGGCATGCGAGAGGTACAGCCTTGAGCAGGTCGAAAAGGCTCTGACGCGGCATGCCTCCGACCCGGACGCTGGGCGGTTTGCGCCCAAAGTTGCCGACCTCATTCGGGTGCTGGAAGGCACGACCACCGACAAGTCGGCCATCGCGTGGGGAAAGGCGCTTGACGCTGCGCAGCGCGTCGGGGCGTACTCCGACGTGGTGTTCGATGATCCGGCCATCCATGCTGCCATCGAGGACCTTGGCGGCTGGGTCAAGTTTTGCCGGACGGAGACAAAAGACCTCGGGTATACCCAACACCGGTTCACCGAGTCGTACCGCGCCTATGCCGCGCGTGGAGCGTTTGACTACCCACGCAAGCTCTGCGGCGACCGCAGCCCGGATGATGTGTACCAGATGCGCGGTCTGCCTCCGCCAAGTCCGATGTTGATCGGCGATCCGGTTAAGGGTCGTGCGGTCTATCAGTTCGGAGGCGAGGGAAGCAAGACGCCCATCCGCGTTGCCGATGCCGCTTTTGAGCAACTTCCAACGCACCGATTGGAGCACCGCCATGCGGCCTGAGCGGTGTGAAGCCTGTGAATCCGCCGCAGAGCGACGCAGCGGGGGCAATTACGACTTCAACTGCCCTAGGTGCTGTGCCCGTCTGATCGTGTCGGCCCGACCCAGCCGCTTGCTGCAAGAGGGGCACATCGCAGCGCTCCGGACATTCCACGGCAAGGCATGGGATGAGTTCTGGACGCGGGTTCAGGCGGAGCTCGCTCGGCAATGACATCGACCAAAACATGACCACGGACAACCTCATGATCAATCTCTCTTGGCCTCCACGGCAACTCAGCCCGAACGCGCGCGGGCATTGGGCAGCCTTGCACAAGGTGCGCTCACGCTATCGCGCAGAGGCGCACGCCTGCGCGCTAGGGGCTGGTGCAAAAGACTGGTCACGCACAGTCGATCCGAATGCAGCGCTGCGCGTGAATCTGACGTTCAGGCCGCCTGATCGACGCCGCAGGGACTGGGACAACCTGTTGGCATCGATGAAGCCCGCGCTCGATGGAATCGCTGATGCGCTCGGTGTCAACGATGCGCGATTCCGCCTCGCGATGGATTTATCCGCCGATCCGGTCACAGGCGGGCGTGTTGATGTGCAGGTGTCGACATGCCGAGACTGAGCAAGGAAACGTGGTCGGATATCCGCGCTGAGCGGGAGGCTGGGGCGTCGTTTCCTGAGCTCGCTTCCAAGTACGGAGTTTCTCACCAGGCGATCCAGAAGCGCGCGAAGGCCGAGGGGTGGAGCGACGGCACCGATGTTGCAGAAGTGATTCGGCGCAAGGTTGCAGAAAAGGTTGCAAGAGTAGTTGCAAGCTCCAACCCGCAAAAACGCGCTGAATCCATAGACGCAGCAGCCGAGAAAAGCGCCTCAGTGGTGCGCATGCACCAGGCTGAGTGGGAAGACCACCGTGCGCGCTTCGGATCGGTTCCAGAGGATTTTGAGTCCGGCAAGCTCGCCAAGATCAGCGCTGAAATGCTGCGCATCCGGCAGGACGGAGAGCGCAAAGCATGGGGGCTTGATGAGGCTTCCGCGCAGCCAACCATCGTGATTGAACGCAGCTACGGCTCCAAATGACCCGCATCTTCATCCCACCGATCGACCTGCACCAAGGCCAGCGCTTCGTGCTCGAAACACCGGCGCGATTCAAGGTCATCAGTGCAGGGCGGCGATTCGGGAAAACCCTGATGGCTGTGGAATGGCTTGCGCTGATGCAGGGCGGGGCTATTGATGGAAAGCCGGTGGCGTTTTTCTCTCCGTCGTACAAGCTGTTGCTTGATGTATGGGGAGACATGGAGCGCACGCTCAAACCAGTCACGCGCAAGGCCAACCGCACCGAGATGCGCATCGAACTCATCACCGGCGGAGTGATTGACTTTTGGACGCTCGAGGACAAAGACGCGGGCCGGGGCCGCAAGTACTCCCGACTCGTGATCGATGAGGCCGCACACGCCCGCTATCTGAAGGACGCATGGGAACGGGCAATCAGCCCGACGCTGACGGACTTCGGCGGAGATGCGTGGTTTATCAGCACGCCGAACGGGATGAACTACTTCTACGATCTGTTTAAGCGCGGTGGAGATCCGGCATATCCAGATTGGGCGAGCTTCCACATGCCGACCAGCGCCAACCCGCATATCGACCCGGGGGAGATCGAGCAAAAGCGCCGAGAGCTTCCAGATTTGGTGTTTCGACAGGAATACCTAGCCGAGTTCGTCACATTCGGCGGTGGGATGGTGAAACCGGAGATGCTTGCAGATGCACCATGCCCGCCCGGATTGCCCGTTGTGCTTGGCGTTGACCTCGCCATCAGCGAGCGGGCAGGGTCGGACTACACCGCCATTGTTGCGCTGGCTCGTGACCCCGAAACCGGCCTCGTGTACATCAAGGAAGCCGAGCGGCACCGGTGCGGTTTTCACGAGGTACTCCAGCGCATCAAGGCCGCCGCAGCGCGCCACAGCCCGCGCGTGATCGCGGTCGAGCAAACGCAGTACCAGGCCGCCGTGGTGCAGGAACTGACGCGCACGACAACCCTTCCGGTGCGCGGCATCCGGCCCGACAAGGACAAGGTGACGCGCTTTTTGCCCGTGTTGACTCGCTACGAACAGCGCATGATCCGGCACGACCCGGCGGGCGTTCCGGCATGGTTCCGCGATGAATTGCTCTCGTTTCCTGAGTGCGAGCACGACGATGCCGTGGACGCGCTCAGCCACTCCTTTTCTGCGATCGGAATGGCGGCAACCCGGCCTGTTGCTGCTGGTGGGAGGACGTTCTGATGATGCCGGAGATTGTCGATTTGCTCGGACACGGTGCAGCCGCACGCCTGGCTCTGGCCTTCAATGGCCGAGAAATCCGCGTTCCTGTCCGTCACCAAGGACGGACGTGGGATGCACTGGTGCAGGCCATTGGCGAGCGTGATGCGGCGAGGCTTTGCGACTACTTCCAAGGCGAGCGGCTCTACGTCGCCAGCAGCCAGCGGCTGCACACCGAGCACAACCGCCGCCGCGCAGCGGAGATGCGAGCGCAAGGCAAAAGCTGGTCTGAGGTTGCCAAAGCGCTGACGCGCCCGAGCGGATACACCGAGCGCGGCGCGCGCAAGCTGCTCGAAAAGCGATTTTCAGCCGCATGCAGCACGCTCCCGCTCTTTGGCGACGATACGCCGGACTTAGTTCCGAACGGATGACGGCACGGCAGGCAACATCATCGAGCATCATGGCACAAGCACCGACCGCATACACCTCAGCCGTCTCCATCGAGCGGGCATTGGCTCGTTTCGGGTGGCTCGGGGACGCCGATGAAGTACTGGCACAACTCGGTATCGACCGCTCCAAGCTTCGGAGGATCGCGGACGATGATGAGGTGTCTGCTGCCATCGAGACGCGCCGCGATGCCGCGCTCAACACGCCTTGGCGCATCGAGCACGACCAATCGCGCGCGCGCCAGTTCTTTGAGGATGCGGCGGCGGGCGCGATTCCTTCCATCATGTCGGCAGCTTGGGGCGCTGTCCCATATGGCTACAGCGTGTTCGAGGTGGTCTACGTGGACGCCGTGGGCGGGAGGATCGCCATCGGCAGCATCATCGAATGCCCATTCGAGTGGTTCATGCTGCGACCGGACGGCACGCTGCTTTGGCGCAACGACCAAACGCAAACCGACCCGCGCAAGTTCTTCGCCATCGTGCACCAGGGCAGCTTGCGCAAGCCGATGGGCGAGGCGCTGCTGGCAAAAGCCTATTGGCCGTGGTACTTCCGCACCCACGGCTGGCGCTTTTGGGCAAAGTTCCTGGAGCAGGCCGCCGTTCCATTGCTCGTTGGGCGCACGCTCTCTGACAAGCAGGCGATGGTGGAGATGCTGCGCAGCCTATCGAGCGGGCCGGTGGCAGCGCTCGACCGAGATGAAGAAATCGTCTCGGTCGATACCCCTGGCAACAGCCCCAACAAGTTCACCGAGTTCGAGATTGCATGCACGCGGCGCATCCAACGCCTGATCCTTGGGCAGACGCTCACCAGCGGAACCGACGGCGGCAGCGGCAATCGCGCATTGGGCGAGGTGCATGACGAGATCCGGCAGGAAAAGCGCCGCGCCGATATTCGTCTGCTCACTGACGCGGTGCAGCGGGTGCTCGATACCCTTGCAGCACTCAACGCGCTACCAGCGCCTCGCTTCGTCATGGAGGATGAAGCCGGGCTGCAAATGGACCGTGCCAAGCGCGATGAAATCTTGGTCAGGTCGGGAATGCTCCAGTTCACGCGCCGCTACCTCGAGGAAAAATACGGCCTGGAGCCGGATGACTTCAATGAACTCACGCCGGATCAGGCGGCAGCAATTGCAGACGTTGGCGTCGGAACTGGCGGCGCGTCAGGTCAATCTGTAGGCGCTGGCATGGCCGCAACGTTCGCCACACCCGACGCGCCGCACAAACCAGACCGACCGCGCTTCACCGCAGGGCAACAGGCCATCGAGGATGAGATCGAACGCATCCTCCCGTCCGTGGCCAGCCCGATCGACTCCGCCGCGATCAAGTCCGCCATCATGGGCGCGGAGAGTGTGGGCGACCTGTACGAACGACTGGCCGTCGCCATGCGCGACGCGGATTCGTCGCGGTTCGGGCAAGTATTCGAGCGAGCCCTATTCGCCGCCGATGTGATGGGGTATCTGCATGCAGGCGGAAAAGCGCAAACGAGCGGAGAGGCCGCATCCGCTCCGACGGTAAACCTCACGACGCCAATCACGATCCACATGCCGGAGCAGCCCGCTCCGGTCGTGCGCATGGAGGCCGCGCCCGCGCCGATCGTCAACGTCGAACCGCCGGTGGTCAATGTGCAGGTCGCAGCGCCAGAGGTCAGCTTCAACGCCGAAGTGCCTCCAGCGCAGGTGGTGGTGGCGCACCCGAACCGCGCCATTCAGACCGTCGAGCGCGATCCGAACACCCTCGAAGTCACCCGCACCGTCACGACCTACGAAACCGACCAACCTAAGGAGTAACCAATCATGGCTATCCAGTTTTCTGTTCCCGTCCGCAACGCCCGCCTTGACGCCATCGAGACCGCCATCGGCGCGTCCGCTGTCATGAAGATTCGCACCGGCGCAGCCCCGGCATCATGTGCGACGGCAGACTCCGGAACCGTGCTCGCCACGGTCACCCTGCCCTCGGACTGGATGGCCGCCGCCGCATCCGGCAGCAAGAGCATGTCCGGTACGTGGCAGGACACCAGCGCCGATGCCTCAGGAACTGCCGGGCACTTTCGCATCTACGACTCGGCAGGAACGACCTGCCACCTGCAAGGCACGGTCACGGCGACTGGCGGCGGTGGCGACCTGCAAGTCGATAACGTCAACTTCGCCGTTGGTCAGAGCTTCACCGTCACGTCGTTCACTCTGACCGACGGCAACGCCTAAGCGATCATGGCGATCACCACGCTCGATCAACTGCTCGCGGGGATGCTCCCACCCGCATCTGTCGCCAAGGCGGCAACGCCCACGCTTGTTGCTGGCCGCCCGCAGAGCTTGTTCTACATCGCAGGCACGCCTGGGTCGGCTGTTGCGCCGGCTTCTGGCATGTCTGGCGCTGCGCTCACCAGCTATGGCGGTCAAATCCCATTCCCCGCCGCAGTCGCCGGCAAGAACATTTACCTGGCGCGATTTCAGGCCCAGGCATCCGTCGCTGGCACGCTCATCTTGTGCGACCGACTCTGGCACAACTCTGGCCTGAACCTGACTGCAACGACCGCGCAGAACGTAAACTCCGCGGCGTGGCCCGCGCGCGATGCCAACGGTGCTAGCGCCGGCACTCAGGTTTTGATCGGCCTTGAGGTGACGACGGCGACTGGATCAGGCACGCCCGTATTCACCATGAGCTACACCAACCAGGCCGGAACGGCTGGTCAGACTGGCACGGGCATTTTGACCGGCGTCGCATCGTCCGCTGTCGGGGCGTTTTATCCGATGGGCCTGGCCGCTGGAGATACCGGCGTGCAGTCGGTACAGACTTTCACGCTCTCTGCAACCTGGACTTCTGGGGCCGCATCGCTTGTCGCATACCGCGAGATTGCGCGGCTTGAGATCACGTCTGCCAACGTACCGGCGGCCATCGACGCGATCACCTCTGGAATGCCGCGCATGTATGACGGCAGCGTTCCATTCCTGCTGTTCGTTCCGTCTACCACGACGGCGAGCAACATCAGCGGGCACGTGGTGTACTCGCAAGGGTAATCCATGACAGCCGCCGCGCAGATCAACGGCTGGCTGAAGGCGCGGCACATCAAGCGCAGCGCGGCGCAGACCTACGCGAGCATTGCCTGGGCCGACCTGGATGACACCGAGGCCAAGGTATGGGGCGCGTGGATATTCGGCGCGACCGCAAGCGGCCCGAGAACGGGTACGCTGGCAACAACCCTAGGCGCGGTATCGGTATCTGCCACGGGCGGCCTGGCGATCCAAGGCAGCACCAGCATGTTGCTGGCGACTCTGACCGCATCCGTCGGCGCGACGCTGGCCCTCCAGGCGCAGGGGGCGGCAACGCTCGATTCGACCCTGCTTTCGGCATCTGGATCGATGGGTTCGTCAGGAATCAATGGCGCGCTTGATGCAACGCTGGAGCAGGTTGTAGCCACCGCAACGGGTACGCTGGCGATCAGCGGTCAAGGGGCGTCTGTTCTGGCTGGGGCCACCCTTTCCGCATCCGGCGCGCTTGCCATCAATGGGCAAGTGGTCTCCGCGCTTGCAGCCGCTACCGCATCAGCCATCAGCTCGCTTGCCATCAGGGCGCAGGCGTCTTTGACGCTTGCCAATGCCACATCGGGCGGGGCCGGTCAGCTTGCCATCGGTGCGCAGGCAGCAAGCGTGCTGGAGGCTGCTGCACTCTCGGCGACCGGTGCGCTTGCCGTGCGAGGGCAGGCAGCAGCGACTCTCTCTGGCGCAGCGCTTGCGGCCACTGGCATCCTGCCGATCCGCGCGCAGGCTTCGACAACGCTTGCAGACGCCAGCATGGCAGGCGCTGGCAGGCTGCAAATCAGCGCGCAAGGCGCTGCGACTCTGGACGATGCGATCTCGGCTGGCGATGCGGCGCTGCTTCTGGCTGCACAGATGACCTCCGGGCAGCTTGGGGACGCCATCTGCGCCTCCGGTGGGATGCTTGCTATCCGGGCGCAGGGCGCGGCAACTCTCGCCGAAGCATCGTGCATGGCTGAAGGCGCGTCAAACAGCCCGTCTCTATCGCTCGCCGCCATCGATGCACTGGCCGCTGCCGTGTGGGCGCAGACGCTGCCGCTGCCAGACTCGCCGCCCGTATACACGCCAGGCGCTGGCATGTTGTCCGCAGCGGAGATCGCCCGCGCCGCGCATGCGGTCTGGGCGCGGAGCCTGCCATGACGACCGCTGGAGAACGGCTGCGGCAACTGGCTGGCAGCGGAGGATCTGCTGGAGCGCTGCTGCTGATGATCAGCAGTGGTGCGACCGCAGGGTCCGCGCTGGTCGCCTACTCTGGATTGCCAGTTGGGTCAGCAGCTGATCACTTGATGGCAGACATGGCGCGTCCTTGGCCGGGCGGTACGTTTGGATTTGGCTACGACAGCGTGCGCCGTCAGAGGCCGCGCCGCAAGAGGGATGAAGAACTGATATGGCTGTGAAGGTTCCACTCGACGACCCAGCGTCGAAAATCATTGCCGATCTGCGCAGTCAAAACGTCACGCTGCCGGATGTTTTCTACGCGCTCGAAGACGAAAAGCGCACCCAGTCATTCACCGTCTCTGGCCTTGCAAAGCTGGATCAGATTCAGCGCGTGGCAGATGAGCTTGCCCGCCATGTCGCAGACGGCGGCACGTTGCAGGAGTTCCAAAAATGGGCCGAGAGCCAGGATTGGAGCCTGCCGGATCATCGCCTGGAAACGATCTTCCGAAACGCGGTGCAGACGGCCTACAACGCCGGGCATTGGAGGAGCTTCGAGGAAACGAAGTCAACCCGGCCATATCTCATGTACGACGCCATCAACGACAGCCGAACGCGGCCTTCTCATCTTGCGCTCGACGGCACGATTCGACCTGTTGATGATCCGTTTTGGGACACACATTCGCCTCCGCTCGGGTTTCGATGTCGGTGCACCCTGCGCTCGCTTTCCGCCGACCAAGCGCGCGGGCGCGGGGGCGTGACGGAAAACCCTCCCGCTGAAGGCGTGGCAGACCCAGGATGGGGCGCGAAGCCGACGGTATGGTCGGACACGCTCGCAACCGTTTCGGAACAGAAAATCGGGGCGCTCCAGGAATCCATGACAAGCGCCGCGCTTGCGGTAGGCGTGCAAATCGCGGCTGTCGAGATCGTCATTGCGCTTATCCGCAAGCTACTCGCAGGCGACGCAGGCGCGGGAACCTGATCCCGGCTCAATCAACGGACGGCGCGCCCATCATCGGGCGCATGAAAAACAAGCCGATTTCTCTGACCTTCGCGGCAACGCCTGTCGCTGGAGCTCCGCGCCGATTCTCCGGCGTCGCGTATTCGGGCGGGGTCATTCCGAATTACGGCTGGCTCGGCGACGTTGCGATTGACCTTGATTCGCTGAAAAACGATCAAGGCGAAGAACTGCCGATCCTGGTCGACCACGACCAGAGCATCAATGGCATCGCTGGCAAGGGCCGCATCTTCAAGGCCACCGGCGCGGACGGGTTGCCGTTCCTATCCGTCGAGGGCGAGCTTTCGCAAGCAACTGATGCGGGCACCAAGGTCGCCGCGCTGTTCGCCGAGGGATTCCCGGTTCAGCTTTCGGTCGGCATGCAGGCCAACGTGCGCGAGGTGTCCGAGCCGACCACGGTCAACGGGCGGGCAATGGATGTGTCCGCAATCTTCGAGGACGCCACTGTTCGGGAGGTGTCATTTGTTCCGGTTGGGGCTGACCCGAACACCCAGGCGCAAGCCTTTTCAGCCGCAGCATCTGCCACCTCAAAGGAGAAACGAAATATGGAAGAAGTCGATGCCCTGAAGGCCCGCATTGCGGAGCTCGAGGCGCAGATCGAGGCCGCACGCGTCGAGCGCCGCCGCGCCGATCTGTCCGCGCTGTTCGAGGCTGTTGGCCGCGACATGCCGGCTGATGACAAGCCGTATATCGAGATGAGCGACGCGGCATTTGCCGCCTTCGCCGCCGATCTGAAGGCAGTCGCTAAGCCCACGCGTGATGCGGCGCTGTTTTCCGCTGCCAGCCTCGGAAAAGTCACCGCAGGCAAGCCCGATGGCGATCAGCAGCGCCTGAACGCCCTGCTGTCGGCGGTCGATTCCATCATCAAGTCGTAAAGGAGCGCAGAAATGCCGACCATGACCAGAACCGAGGGCCAGTTCCTCAAGTACGAAGAAGAACAAGGCTACAGCCGTGACGATGTGATCGTCGCATCCGGCCAAAACATCGCCATTGGCGAAGTGGTCGGGCGCATCACCGCGAGCGGCAAGATCGCCGCCTTCGACCCTGCCGCTAATGACGGCACGCAAAACGCAATCGGTGTCTCGTTGACCGCCGTCGATGCGACCGCTGGCGACAAGCCGGGCGTGATTGTTGCCCGTCAAGCCATCGTCGTTGACCGAGACAACTTGGTGTGGGGCGGATCGCCCACCAACGCGCAGAAAGACGCCGCCGTCACTCAACTCAAGGCGCTGGGCATCCTGGCCCGCGCAACCGTCTAAAGGAGGCCCGGAATGCTGGTCAATAACTTCACCAATGCCGAGCTGACTGCGGCAATCAACAAGTTCCCGGTTCAGTGGGGCATGATCGGCCAAATGGGCCTGTTCCCATCTCGCGGCGTTGCCTCGCGCTCCGTCGTGATCGAGGAAGCCTCCGGCGCGCTTGCTGTACTTCCATCGCACGAATGGGGCGGCAACGGCACGACGGCAGGCGCTATCAGCCGCAACACCGTCGCGTTTGGCATCAAACAGACCGTGCATGAGGATGTGGTCATGCCGGGCGACGTGCAAGACGTGCGCGACTTCGGCGTCGAGGGCCTGAACACCGTCGCATCCGAAGTCGCCCGCCGCTTGCAGCGCATGCGCGCCAAGCACGACATCACCTTGGAGTGGAAGCGCATGGGCGCGCTCAAGGGCCAGGTCACGAATGGAGACGGCTCGGTCATCGCCAACCTGTTTTCGTCCTTCGGCGTCACTCAGGTGACGGTTGACTTCCTGCTCGGCACGTCGAGCACCAGCGTGCTCGCCAAGTGCGCGGACGTGATCAACCAGATTCAGGACAACCTCAAGGGCGACACCATGACCGGCGTGACCGCGCTGGTGAGCCCCGAGTTCTACTCGAAGCTGATCGAGCACGACAAGGTGGTTGATGCCTACAAGTACCACAGCGAAGCATCCGCACGCCTCGGCCAAGACATGCGCGGCGGGTTCCAGTTCGGCGGTATCAACTTCGTCGAATACCGCGCGTCCGTCAGTGGCAACCGCTTGATCGCGGCCAACGAGGGCCATGCCTTCCCGGTCGGCACGATGGACACCTTCGCCACCTACTTCGCTCCGGCTGACTTCAACGAGACGGTCAACACCATCGGCCTGCCGTTCTACGTGAAGCAGTGGGAGCGCGAGGGCGGGCGCGGGATCGTGCTGCATACGCAGTGCAACAGCCTCCCGCTGTGCCACCAGCCGTCTGTCCTGGTCAAGCTCACCACCAGCAACTAAGCCATGCGCATCATGATCGTGAGGCCGTTCCAAGTGGGAAGCCAGACGCTCAATGCGGGCGTGCTGTGCGATCCTCCGGAAGCCCTTGCGCTCGACTGGATCGCGCATGGTTATGCGCAGGCTGTGGATCGGGCGGGGCGGGCCACGCCTGCCACGTCAAATCCGGTGCTGGATGGCATGATCGACGTGTCGCCATCCAGGGCACGCCGCGCCAAGGGGTAAGCAATGCCTATCCTGACGCGCACAGAGTTGGAAACCCGCCTGGGGGCCGAGACGGTCAAGCAACTGACCGATCTCGAAAACCTGGGCGTATCCAACGCTGCGCGGGTCGATGCCGCTCTCGCTGACGCAGAGGCGGAGGTCATGGGCTATGTGCGAGCGGCGACCTCGGAGGCCATCCCCGATCCGGCCCCGGACACGCTCAAGCGATTGGTCTCCATCGTTGCCCACTACAACCTGTGGCAGCGGTCGTGCAAAGAGGACAGCCCTGTCTACGTTGCCTACCGAGACGCTGTGCGCGAGCTGCGTGACATTGCGACCGGGAAGGTCGTGCTGTTCGGCTCTGCCGGCGCATCCGTTCCGCGCGGGGCGGCGGCATGGGCACCAAGTCGGCAGATGACGGATGCCATGCTTGCCAGGATGTTGCCATGCTGACAATCACGGTTAACGATGCACAAGTCATGGCGGCACTTGAAATGCTGCGGGCGCGTGCGGCTGACATGAAGCCGGTCATGACCGACATCGGCGAAGAACTGGTGTCGCGCATCCTTGATAGCTTTGAGCGCGAGGCGACGCCGTATGGCGACAAGTGGGCTCCGCTCAAGCCAGCGACCATTCTTGGCCGTGCGCGCAGGTTCAAGACAGGCAAGGCAAAGCAGTCCGCCGTTGCCAACCCGCGCATCCTGCAAGACACCGGGACGCTGCGCACCAGCATCGAGATTCAGAGCGTCGGCAGCGACCATGTGAACGTCTGGTCGCGCGTCGAATACGCAGCCACGCACCAGTTCGGCAGCGCACGCAAGAACATTCCTGCGCGGGCGTTCTTCCCTGTTCGTGAGGATGGTGTGGACCTGCCGCCCGCGTGGCAGGAATCCGTCTTGAATCAAATCACGCGGCATCTGAAGGCATGACGCATGCTTGAACTCGAACCGCTCATCCGCCAACGCCTGACCGACACCGTACCCGCGCTCGCTGGTGTGCACGGCGCGGTGTCGCTCGGGGTCGAGGATGTGAGCGGGAAGAAACTGCCTGCTGCCTTCGTGGTCAGCGACGGGCACAAGGTGCTGGAGGTGACGGCGCAGGGCAAGACCGCGCGTCTCTCCAGCCGCTGGCTGGTGGTGGTGGTGGTGCGCAACGTTCAGCACGCCACCACGGGCGAGGCCGCTAGGGCAGATGCCGCCGATTTGGTGCGAGCTTGCCTGAAATCCCTCATGGGCTGGCAGCCAGCGCCCGGATACCAGAGCTTGCAGCCAGTCACGCCACCAGCGCCGGTCTATGACGGCGGTCTCTTGCTCTACCCGCTGGCCTTCGAGGTCGGCGAAGTTATCCAGGGAATCGAATCGTGATCGTGACCTTGCTCAAACCGCATACCGACGCTGGGGCGGATTACGCGCCCGGCGACCTGCTCGACGTGGACGAATCCGCCGCGCAGTGGCTTATCGAGCACGGCGTGGCCGAAGCCGCGCCTGAACCCAAGAAACCAACCCGTAAAGGAGATTGAACATGGCGTATTTTTCTGGACAAGGCCGCGTCTACATTGGCCAGCGCGACAGCAACGGCAACCCGCTCGCGCTGCGCTGGCTCGGAAACGTGCCCGAGTTGAAGATTCAACTCAAGACCGAGACGATGGAACATAAAGAGGCGTACAGCGGCCAGCGCTTCACCGACCTGCAGCTCATCAAGAGCAAGGATGGCGAGTTTTCCACCACCGTTGAGGATTTCAGCCTCGAAAACCTCGAACTGACGCTCTACGGGCAGACCAGCACGGTCACGGCTGGCACCGTCACGAATGAGGCCCTGCCATCTGGCGCGGTCGCAGGCGGTATCTACCTGCTGGCAAACCAGTTCGTGTCTGCCGTGACGGTGAAGGACTCGAACGCCACGCCTGCTACGCTGGCAGCAGGCACTGACTACAAGGTGCATGCCGAGCAGGGAGCGATCGAGCTGCTCAATGTGACCGGCTTCACCCAGCCGTTCAAGGTGGACTACAGCTATGGTGCGGCCAAGCGCCTGGCGATGTTCAAGACCGCACAGCCCGAGGTGTGGCTGCGTTTCGATGGCCTCAACACCGCTGATTCCAACAAGCGGGTGATCGTTGACCTGTATCGGGTGGTGCTCAACCCGACCAAGGACTTCTCGCTGATCGGCAACGACCTTCAGAAGTTCGACCTCTCGGGCCGGGTGTTGGCCGATCTCAGCAAGTCGGAGACCGGCCCGCTCGGCTTGTTTGGCCGGGTGATCCAGGCGAGCGTGTAAGGGCTGCTCAACGGCCATTCCGGTGCAGACGCCGCCGCAGCCCGTGGCGGCGTTTGCGCTTCAGATGCAGCGAGTTGACCAGAGCCAGACCCAATGAGCGACGGGAAAGTAGAGCTTGAGCTTCGGATGGCGACGCAGCAGTTTGCTGCTGCGCTGGAAAAAGCCGTTTCCGACCTCAAGGCGAAGACCGGAGAAATCAAGGCCGAAGGCGACCAAACCGGGAAGGCGCTCGACCAAGCATTTCGTGTGCTCGGCATCAAGGGCGTCAAGGCAGTTGAAGAAGAGATCAAGCAGCTTCAGACCGCGCTCAAGACGGTGCGCGAGTCTGCGGATGTGATGCCTGCGGACAAGGCCGCAGCGGTTGCTGCCTTCAATGCGCGCTTGGCAGAACTGCGCGGATCGGCGTCTGGTGCAGCGCCTGCCGTGCAGGCCGTGGGCCGGGAAACCACCTCAGCCGCCGAGGCTATGTCGGCAGCAGCATCGAAGGCGGCTGCATGGATCGCTGCCATCGCTGGCATCAATTCAGCGCTCGACGTGGGTAAGAAGGTTGTCGAGACTGGCAGCGAGTTCCAGACCCTAGGGGTTCGCCTCGAAAACCTGCTCGGCAGCACGCAGAAGGCGACCGAAGCCTTCGACATGATCAAGCGGCTCGCAATCACCACGCCATTCGAGGTGACGGCGCTGACCGAGAGCTTCGTCAAGCTGACCGCCTTCGGCATGCAGCCGACCGAGGCGCAGATGCGCGCGCTCTCGGATGTGGCATCGAATCTAGGTGGCGGAACCGAGACCCTATCGCGTGTGACGCTTGCGCTCGGGCAAGCTTGGACAAAGACCAAGCTGGAGGGCCAGGAAATCCTGCAACTCGCTGAGGCAGGCGTGCCGGTGTGGGACGCGCTGGCGACTGCTACCGGGCGCAGCGTGCCTGAGCTTCAGAAGATGAGCGAGGCCGGGCTGCTGGGCCGCGATGTAATCTCCAAGCTTATTGATGAGCTGGGCCGCATGAACGCGGGCGCATCCGACAAGCTGATGAACACCTACGCGGGCGCAGTGAGCAACGCCAAGGATGCGCTCGCTGAGTTCTTCGACATGGTGTCGCGCTCTGGAGTGCTCGACTTCCTGACCGCGAAGGTGCAGGAACTGCTGGCCGAGTTCGACCGGCTGAAGCAGTCGGGCGAGCTACAGGTCAAGGCCAAGGCCATCGCAGACACGTTCGTGCAGATAGCCACCGGAGTCGAGAGCACCGTGAAGGCTGCGGTGCAGCTTGGCCCCGTGCTGCTCAAGATCGTCGAGGTGGCAGCGGCTCTCAAAGCCGTGAGCATCGCCAGCACGTTCTATGAGGCGGCAGCGGCGATGGCGGGCCTGCGCGGTGCCGCGACCGGAGCAGCGGCGGCCATGACCGCAACTGCGGCAGAGACGCAGGTTGCTGCAGCAGGCATGGCAACCGCAGCCACACAGGCCACGGCACTCACCGCCATCCTGCGCACGCTGCGCGCGGTGTCTGGCGTTGGTCTGGCAATCGGCATCGGCGAACTGGTGAGCGAGTTCTTCCGGGCGAAGTCAGCCGCCGAAGCCGGCGACCGGGCCGTTGCTTCCATGCTCGCAGAAAAGCCCAACACAGGGGCCAAGCGGCAGACCGAGGAACAAAAGAAGGCGGCAGAGGAAGCGGCCAAGGCCGCCGTCATTGCTGAAGGCGCAACACGCGACCTCGTGCAGTCCTTCAACCGCGCGCGCGAGTCTGGCGAGTCGGTTGCCGATGCGCTCAAGAAAGTGCAGCAGGGTTTGGACTTCAGCAGCGATGGTCGGCTGGCCAACAGCGCGAAGGCGCTTCAGCAGCTGCTCGATGATGGCAAGATCAGCGCCGAGCAATTCCGCGACTCCTGGAGAGAAGCGCTCAAAGACGTTGACCTCGCCGAGTTCGCCGTTCGCGCCCGCACCGCATTCGCTGCGACCAGCGATGGTGCGAAGCTCTCGCAGCAGGCCATCGATGCCGGGCTGCGCGAGGCCATTCGCCGCGCCGGGGGCGACTTCGACGTGATCTCGGGCGGCATGGGCAAGGCCGCTCAGCAAGCGGTGCAAGGGGTGGACCTCATCATCGACAACCTGGGCCGCCTCAAAGCGCAAGGCGCGGATGTGGCTGCGGCACTGAGCTTCTCGTTCAAAAAAGCCATCGACACCGCAGACGGGCAGGCCGCGCTCGATGCGCTGCGCGCCCGTATCGAGGCCGTGCGCGGGGCACTCGGTAACAAGCTCGCTGATGGCCTGCTCGACCAAGCGGCGCAGAAGGCGCGGGAACTCCGGGCGGCTATGGATGGCGTGACGCCAGGCATCAACAGCTTGGCAGAGGCCATGAAAACGCTCGGTCTCAAGAGCCGGGAGGAACTGAGCGCGACCGCAAAGCATGCGCAGGAAGCCTATGAGGTCATCAAGCAAGCCGGGCAGCAGGAAGGCGAGAGCTATGAAGCCTGGCAGGCCAGGAAGGCCGAGGCCGCGCGAAAAATGGTTGACGCTCTCGTGCAGTCTAACGGCGGAGTTGTGAGTTCAGAAATCCGGGCCCGCGCCGAAGCCGAGGGAGTTGCAGACGCACTGCAAAGAATCGGCCCTGCTGGCGAGCGCGCAGGGGAGCAAGCCGCTGCCGGTATGGCAAAGCTGACACAAGCGACGAGGGAAGCAAATAAGGCGCTTGATGAGCAAGAGCAGCGCCGGAAAAAACTTGAAGGCCAGAACGCAGTTGACAACACGCTGATCTATAAGCTGGTGAACAAGCTCGACTCTGGCACGCTGTCGGAGGCGGATCGCGCCGCCGTGGAGGCGGTCAAGGCCGCCAACGACCAGAACCTACAGCTCGCGCGCGACGCATCGCCTGCGCTGCTGAGCACAGACTTCATGCGCTCGATTCAGCGGCAGCAGGTTCAGGTGCAGCGCATGATCGACTTCCTCAATGCGAAAACGTCAAGCGCTCCTGCGCCTGCTGCAAGCCCGTCCTTTTCCACTGCGCCTGCGCAGGAATTCGCGCCAGCGCCCGCACAAGCGCCGCAGCAAACCCGCGTCGCCACCGTGCACCAGGTGCGCATTGAGGGTTTGAGTTCATCTTCGTCCGTCATCAATACCGCGAGCGAGGCCGATGCGCGCGCGGTTGTTGATGCGCTGCGCGCGGCGTCTCTCCGATCTTCTTCGCGTTGATCATGATCCTGAAGAACCTCGCCACCAACGCGACCGTCACGCTGCCAGATTCCATGCTGTGGCGGGATGAACACACCTGGCCCGCTGCGGTCAGCAGCACCACCTACCTGCTCAACGGCGCGCTGCTGATTCAGTCGGCAGCGAAGCAGGCCGGGCGGCAAATCACCTTGCAGGCCGATGCCGACATGGCCTGGCTGCGCCGCGCGGATGTGGACACGCTGCGCGCATGGGCGGCAGAGCCAATCACGTCAAGCAGCGGGCGATTCCTGCTCACCTTCGCAGACGCACGCAGCTTCACCGTGGCCTTCCGGCACGACGAGCGCGGGCTTGAAGCAGAGCCGGTGCTTGGCCTTCCGGCAGCCGGCCCGGATGACTGGTACCGAGTGACTTTGAAATTCCTGGAGATTCCCGCATGACCATCCTCGAGGGCGATATCAAGCTGCTGGCCAGCAAGGTCATGGACGATGTGCCCGAAGGCGGAGGCGGCCCGTCTGGCACCGTGATTGCAGATGGCGCGAGCAACGCGATCTTCGCGGACGTGACCGAGCTTGACCGTGCGGGCGGCGCGGTCTCCATCCGGCAACTGCACGCGACGGTGCGCACCGCCAACGTGGACTCGTTCATGGGCGCGAACGTCATCGTTGCAGATCCGCCGAACGACCCGAACGTCACCGTGACGCTCACGCCATGCGCGCCCTTCGCGCGCCGCACCGACATTGCACAGGCGATCGAGAACTACCTGATCGCTGGGCCTGTCTGGGGTGGCTACTTGCTGGAAAACCATGTCGCTGGCCAGCGCAACATTCAGATGTTCCAGCGTGTTGGAGACCCCACGCCAAACATCGGTCAAACGCTGGTGCTGGTGCAGTCTGAAGGCCAGCCGTCCGAGCGCAAGCAATACGTGCGCGTCACCCGCGTGTCATCCGTGGAGCGCACGTTCGTCGGCGACGATGGCAAAGAGTACCGCGCCGCCGTGGTCACCTGCGAAATCTCCGACGCGCTGCGCACGGACTTCACCGGGTCGCCCCCGTCGAAGTACTTCCAGCGGGCGGCGAATGCCACCCTGATCCGCGACACCACCGTGGCAGACGCTGGGAACTATGTGGGTGCATCGCCGCTCACTGCGGTTGCACACATCGGGGACGCGACCGTGACCTGCGCGAGCATCTTCACCCAGCTCGTGCCGAGTTCGCAGACCGAAGTGCCGATCACCGATGTGAAGCCGAACGGCGACACGGTAGCAGGCATTGCCGCAGGCGGCAGCATCACGCGCACTATCAGCACCGCATGGGATGCGACGCACGCAATCTATCTCGGCGGCGGCGTGATGCCTGGGAGCCTCTCCATCGCCTCCGGCAGCAACACCATCACAGACGCGGCGGGGCGTCTGTATGCGGGCACGACCGAGGTCGGCTCCATCGACTACCAAAACGGCATCCTCACCGCAACCACGAACCTCGGCGCATCGCATACCGCGACCTATAAGCCTGCCGCCTTCCCGGCGCTCAACATGCAGACCGCTGGGTTCGATGTGACCGCAGAGACCCGCGCCGGAACCTTCGTGTTCATCCTGACCCCAGTGCCTTCGCCGCAGACGCTCAGCGTGAGCTACATGGCGCAAGGCCGATGGTATGTGCTGCGTGAGGATGGCTCCGGCAAGATCAAGGGGATTGATGCTGCGTACGGCTCCGGCATGCTCAACTTCGTTACCGGATCAGTCTCTGTGACGCTTGGTGCTCTTCCAGATGTGGGCTCTACCGTGATGCTGACCTGGGGCACGAAAACCACGCAGACCCAGCGCGCTGGGGGCACCGTCAAGGCTGAGATGGCGTTTGACCTTGCCCACAGCGGTGTGGCTCCTGGGACGCTCACAATCACCTGGACTGATGGGGCCGCGACCAAAACCGCCACCGACAACAGCGCAGGTCAACTCACCGGAGACGCCACCGGCACCGTGACCTATACCTCCGGCAAGGTGGTGTTTGTGCCCAACAACATGCTCCCTGCCAACGCGACGCTCAATATCAGCTACCAGTGGGGGCCGAAGATTGAGGAAACGTTCGAGCATCCAATTCGCAACTCCAGCGGGCATCTGGAGATCACGCTCGCCAATCAGAACGTACTGCCGAACACGATGGAGGTCGAGTGGAACCTACTGGTCGATGTGAACGCGGTCAACAACGACTACGTCTATACCCAAAACAGCTTCATCCCGAGCCCTACGTCGCTCTGGCGTGACCCGACCAAGATCGTGCGCGACACCGGTTCCGGATCGCTGCAAGGCATTACTGGCTCGACTGTCAACTACTCTGCTGGCACGCTTGAATGGAACCCCGACCTGACGATCAGCCTCCCGGTGCCGAACTACGCGAAGACTGTGATTGGAACCACGTCTCTGTCTCTGCCGAGCGGAACCCTGTTGACAAACACCATCCATCAACACCTTGACGGCTTCCGATACGTTCCATGCCCTGCCATCTACCCGTCAGACTTGTCCGGCTACGTCAAGGTGCGCTACCGCACCGCATCGGCTGGCAACGCAGCATCTGAGACGCAGACATGGACGCCATACATCGACGTCACGCGAGGCTATGACGAACAGCTTGTTCCCGGGAGCCTGCTGCTGCAATTCGGCCCGAAGTTGCTGGTCGAGCGCGAGGGACGGCTCGATGTGGACATCAACCCGGCCAACGGCTCAGGCACGCAGTGGGGATCCATCAGCTACGCCACCGGGCGCGTCACGCTCACGCAATGGCTTGCAGGCCAGGCCAACAGCTTCAACATCCTGGCGATGCTGACCACGCTGGGAATGACGCCGTGCAACGAAATCACCTTCCGCACGCCGATGGCACCGCTGCGTCCTGGTTCGCTGACGATGCAGTTCCAGTTCGCTGGAAACACTACGCTCACCACGATCACGGCGGACGCGAGTGGCAACATCGTCTCTGGCTCAGTCAATGGCAAGGTGGACTACCAAACCGGCACGGTGCGCTTGCTGTTCGGTCAGGAACTGACCGTCACGCCCGAGATCCAGTCTGAGGAATGGTTCGTACCGGAGGCCGTGTATACCGTTGGCGGGGTTGACAAAATCTGGAAGCCCCGCATGGTGCTTGTGGACACCTTCCGCTTCGCCTGCGTCGCCTACAGCTACCTGCCGATTGACGCCAGCATCCTAGGCCTCGACCCGGTGCGGTTGCCGCAGGATGGGCAGGTGCCGATGTTCCGGGTGGGCGGCTATGCGGTGGTCGGACATACCGGGAGGGTCGGTCCGGTCACGGTCAGCAACGGGCAGACCATCAACTGCGCGCGCACCCGGCTCTCGCGGCTGCGGGTGGTTGGCAATGACGGCCTTGTCATCAACACCGGCTACACGGCTGACCTTGATGCGGGCACCATCACATTCACCGACGTTTCAGGCTACAGCCAGCCAGTCACGGTGGAGCATCGCGTCGAAGACATGGTGCGGGTGCGCGATGTGCAGATCAACGGCACGCTGTCGCTCTCGCGGGCGCTGTCGCATGAGTTCCCGGTACCGGGGAGCTACGTCTCTGGTGCGCTCGTGGCGGGCAACCTCAAGGCTCGCGTGAGCGGCCTATGGGACCAAGCGACCTGGGACGGCGTGACCTGGGTGGACTACCTGGTCGGCTCCGCGGCGACCGCCTCCTACAACGACACCGTTGCCCCGATCGCGGTCACGAATGCCGGGGCCATCACCCAGCGCTGGGCGCTGCGCTTCACCAGTTCCAGCACGTTCGACGTGATCGGAGAAAACGTCGGCAACCTCGGCAACTACAGCATCAACGCGGACTGCGCGCCCGTCAACCCGATCAGCGGACAGCCGTATTTCACCATCCGCGCCACCGGCTGGGGCCTGGGCTGGGCGGCTGGCAACACCGTGCGCATCAACACCGTGGGCGCGATGTACAGCTACGCGGCGGTGCGCACCGTGCAGCCTAGCGCCGCAGCGGGGACGGATTTCAAGTTTGAGCTACTCGTGCGCGGCGATGTGGATCGCCCGCCTTCGCCTTAAGGAGTACCCATGACGACAACCGTCAAGAATTTCAATTCCACCATGACCGGAGCACCGGTGCTTACCGGGCAGGCCGGGGCACTGAAAACGCTGATCAAAACCTGCCTGGTGGACGGATTCGCCGCCGCATCGGTGCAGGCGCTCAACGTCGCATCGAATGTGGCTACAGCCACCTTTGCCGCGCCCCATGCCTACACGGTAGGCTCCATCGTGCTGATTGCCGGCGCCACGCCCGCAGCGCTCAACGGAGAACAGCTCGTCACGGCCACCACCGCCACCACAATCAGCTATGCCGCTACGGGGGTGCCAGACGGTGCCGCAACCGGCACCATCACCGCCAAGTTCGCCCCGGCTGGCTGGCAGGAACTCTACACCGGCACCAACCTCTCGGCATTCAAGCCCACCGTGCCGGAGGCGACCGGCTGCATTCTGCGGTTGGATGACACCGGCACCACAAACGCACGCGTGCGTCTCTATGAGACGATGAGCGACATCAACACCGGCACCGGGCTCACGCCGACCGATGCGCAGGTGTCGGGCGGCCTCTACTGGCCCAAGAGCGCCACAGCCGATGCCACGGCTCGGGCATGGTACTTCGTGGGCGATGCGCGTGGCTTCTATCTGGCTGTGGCCCCGAATGGCAGCAGCCGCTTCACCATCCTCTACGCTGGAGACTTCGCCAGCCTCAAAAGCGGCGACGCCTATGCGTGTGTCATCGTAGGCAACCAAGCAGACCAGACGGCGCTTACCTCTGGCGCTCCGAACGGCTGCGTCGGCTACTCTGGCCGCTCAGCGCGGGTCGGCTGCTACATGGTGCGCGACCATCTTGGAGTCGGTCAATCTATCAGCGCGCAGCGACTCGGATCGCATCACAACGGCAGCACGTCGGACGCCTATGCTGGCACCGCTGGATATAGCCTTGGGAACTACCCGAACGGAGCGAACAATGGTTTGCTGACCGGCGCATTGGAGTTGTTCGGCACATCGATTCGCGGCAGCTTCCCCGGCCTGCTGCACCCGGTGCAGGATATGACCAGTGCCAACCTCGCAGCCGGTCAAACCGTGCTCGGAACCGACGATTACGCTGGCCGCACCCTCATGGCGCTGCGTGTGCGCGCTCCGGGAGACTCGACCAACGCGGGAACGGCGTTCCTCGATCTGACAGGCCCGTGGAGCCGCTGATATGGCCTCGGCGCGATACTGGCGAATCAACGGCCTGGAAGCCTGGTCCGGGAGCGACCTGGAGGTGTTCGCCTGGCACTGGTACGACGGCGCGACCCGCGTGGACGCGGCGGCGACCGTCACCAGCAGCCATGCGCCGATTGCAGGCAGCCTCTCCTACCTGCAAGGAACCTCAACCAGCGCGCGCTGCCGTTTTGCCGCATCTGCCGTGCGCAGTGGCGGGTTCTACATCCTGTGGGACTTCGGATCATCCGTGACGAATATCACCCCGCGCATCGGCGCGGCTGGCCTCGCGGAGTTCGTGGCCTATGGACGCCTCCAGTACTCGACTGACGGCGTTACCTGGGTCACGGATACGAACTTCGGGCGCGTGCTCTATCCTGGACTGGAACAGTTCACGCCTTCAGACCCGATCTTCCGGCAGGAACCGACATCGAACTGGGACTCGGCATCGAAAGGTTCGACCGCATCCATCAGCGGGCGGCAGGCGTCGGTGTGGAGCAACTTTTCAGGCCGGGTTCGAACGGACAATGTCAAGACCTCCAGGAGGAGAGTTTTTGGACTCAGGTTGGACTCTCAAAACCCGCCACAGGCCTTCTTCGGCGGCATGGCCGCGCTGTCAGGGTGGGGCGCATACAACGTCGGCAAGCACTGGCTGGAGGATGCGGGAGACAACAATCTTTACTACGAGCCTACAAACACCATCATCAGCGTCTCAGGCCAACCCGGCGCGCCAAAAGTGGTAGGTGACATCATGTACTTCGATGTCAATCTCGACGATGGCACGATGGCGTTGCGCAAGAACGGAAGCGCATGGTCGAGCCGCGTGAGCCTGCCGAACTTCGTGGTCGGAGCGGGTTACGTAATCGACATGCAGTCACCATCTTCGAGTAGTTCTCCGTGGTCAGCGACTCTGCTCACGACTCCGGCAGAACTCGCAGGCGTGGTTCCGTCTGGGGCGATGGCGTGGGATGACTATACAGGCACGAACATCTTCCAAGACCTGACAGACTCGCGCGGCTCATCGCCATTCCGCGCGCTGATCGTGTCATCCGCGCCGGTTGACCCGGTGCGCATCGCTTCGCCCAACCGAGTGCGCATGGCGCTGGACATGGAGTTCGGCGGCAGCGGAACGATCTACGGCACCACCAAAATCAAGGGCACGCCCAACACACCGACCAAAGCGCGGGTGAGGCTGCTGCGTGACCGCGACGGGCTGCTCGCCCGCGAGACCTGGAGCGACCCGGCAACCGGGGCCTATAGCTTCACCGGCATCGACACCGCGCAGCAGTTCACCGTGCTCGCTCAAGACCTCAACGGCGCGTTCCGACCGGTTGCCGCGAGTCAGCTCACGCCGGAGGGTGTGCCATGACTTGGAGCGTCTCCACCGCCGTTCTCGAAGCGCAGCTCGCTGCAACCATCGCCCAAGCCGACAGCGGCCCGGGCAGCGCGCGGCTGCAATTCTTCACCAACGCCTACCCAGGCCCTGGCGCACCAGGCCAAGCGCCGCAGGCTGAAATCCTGCTCGCCAAGCCCTGCGCCACCGTCACGGGCGGCGTGCTCTCGTTTGCGCTGGCATCAGAGCCCGGCGGCCTGGTGCTGACGGCGGGCATTCCGCGCTGGGTGCGCTGGCTGAGCGCATCGGGCGACCGCATCGCAGACGGCACCGTGACTGACGCAGCCAGCGGTGGCGATGTGCAGATCACGGGCGGCACCACGCCATCGGGCGACAACAGCCCCATGCTGCTCGCGGGCTCCATCATCCAGCTTGCATCAAGCGCGATGACCTGACATGGCGCAGACCGACCTCGTTTTTTGGCAGACGCCAGCCACCGGAAATCCGGTAGAGCTGGTGTTTGGCGACGACGGAGCACCGGTCACGCAGACCTACAGCGCCAGCGCGGTCGGATCAATCAGCGGCCTTGCCGGAACCATTCAAATCCGCTGCGTCGTGCGACTTGCCTGCGCCGGTTCCATCTCTGGCCTTGCGGGCAGCATCAACGCTCGCATCGACCTCAACGTCGACCGCCCGACCGTTGGCCGCACGGTCAGCGTCGCGCAGCACGCGCAGCCGATCTCGATTGCAGAGCGAACCGCAGATCAACAGGCCGCGCCGCTGCGCCCGGGCGTGGTCGGCAAGCAACAGCAAGCCGCGCCGCTCAGCTCCGGCACGCAAGGCCGCGAACAGCAGACATTGACGCTTCGCACGGCTGCATTCGCCGCCTACAGCGAGGCGATGGGCCTCAGCCCCTGGGCGCGCGCCGTGCTGTTCGAGGATGCGCGCCGTCTGCGCGCCCGCGCTGTTGAAGCGGAGCAGCAAGCCGATCGGCTGCGCGATGCCCGCGCCGTCCGCTTCGAGGATGCGCGCCGCCTGCGCCATGACCGCCGCAGCAGATTCGAGGATGCGGCATCGCGCCGCAGCGCCCACCACGGCAGCTCAGGCTACGGCATCCCGTGGCGTATGCCCAGGGTCGGCAGGTATCAGGAGGCTTGGCAGCCGCGCCCAGGCGTGAGCGCATCGCCGCAGCCGCCGGCACCACCGCCGTGCTACAGCCCGGCCATTCCTGCGCATCTGCTGTTCAGCCAGGCGGCAGATGCCACGCTGCCCGCGCATCTGCTGTTCATCTGCGACGGCTACACCGAGCCAACCGGCCCGGTCGTGGTTCCTGTTCGGAGGGTATACATCGTGCTCAACAACGTTTCCCTTGTTCGCGTGAGCGACAACCTGGCCCTACCCGTCATCTCCATGAGCATGTCTCTCGACATCAACTCATGGACATGGGGCTGGGATGCGCAGATGCCCGCGAGCGCCGAGGGCCTCGTGTCGCCCTCCGCCGTGCTCACGCCTGTGGAGCTTGAAGCCAGCATCAATGGATTCTCGGTGCGCCTGCTTGCGGAAGGAATCTCACGCGAGCGCCGGTTTGGCGCGGCCACCATCCAGGTCACGGGCCGAGGCAAGAGCGCACTGCTCGCATCGCCCTATGCGCCGGTCATGAACTACATGCAATCATCCGCCTTCACCGCGCAGCAACTCATGGCCGATGTGCTGACGGCAAACGGCGTCAGCATCGGATGGGGCGTCGATTGGGGGCTGACGGACTGGTCGGTGCCGGCCAACGTGTTTGCCTTCCAGGGGTCATGGATGGATGGCGTGGTCAAGATCGCACAGGCCGCAGGCGGCTACGTGCATCCGCACCCGACCGCGCAGACGCTGCTGGTTCGACCACGCTACCCGCTGCCGCCGTGGCAGTGGGGCTCGCTCGCAGTCGATGTGGCGCTGCCTTCCGACGCGGTAGAGCAAGAATCGATCCAGTGGGTAGACAGACCGCTCTACAACCGCGTTTTCGTGAGGGGGGAGGCACAGGGCATCCTCGGTCAAGTCACCCGCACCGGCACTGCGGGCGACCTGCTCGCGCCGATGTTTGTGGATCCGCTGATCACCCATGCCGACGCGGCACGCCAGCGCGGTATCGCGGTTCTGTCGGACACCGGCAGGAAGCTCGAACTCAGCCTGCGCTTGCCGGTCGCAGCCGACATGGGCGGCCTGCTCGAACCGGGCAAGGTCATCAGCTACCAGGACGGATCAGCTACACGCAAAGGCATCGTCCGCTCGGTGAAGGTTGACGCCAGCTTCCCGAACGTCTGGCAGACCATCGGCGTCGAAGCCTTCGCATAAGGAGACGGACATGCGCAACCTATTCGCCGAACTCCGCGACCTGCTCCAGCCTGGCCCGGTGCAGGTGGGAACTGTATCCAGCTACGCCAACGGCCTCGCCACCATTACGCTACCTGGCGGCGGCGTCATTGTTGCCAAGGCAAGCTCCGCGACCGCAGGGCAACAGGTGTTCGTGCGAGACGGTGTTGTGCAGGGCCAGGCCGTTGATCTCACACTGGAACAGATCGAAATCTAAATATGAGCGTAGACCAGATTGCAACACTCGCCAGCGACATTGAGCACATCCGCGAAAACCAGGATGCCATGCGGTCGGCCATTGAACGCATGAGCGAGGCCGTGACCAGGCTTGCCGTCATCGAGGAACGACAGGCATCCGCATCGCAAGCCGTCGAGCGGGTAATGTCCGTTGTCGAAA